GAGATCCGGAGCTGGAGAAGCTGCTGAACTACCGCCCGAACATCTACATGAGCGGGCACGATTTCTTACAGAAGGTCCGGATCTATCTGGAACTGACGAACACCTGCATGATCCTGATCGACCGCGATCCGAAGACCGGGAAGCCGTCAGCGTTCTACCCGATCCCGTTCCAGCGCTTCCAGGCGGTTGAGTATCAGGGGAGGCTGTTCATCACCTTCGCCTTCCGGAACGCATCCCAGCCGCAGAGGACCTTTGCCTGGGAGGATCTGATCGCACTCCGGAAAGATTACAACCGGAGTGACATCGTGGGTGATGAGAACTGGGCAGTGCTTGACCAGCTGGATCTCATCCAGACCACGAACGAAGGTATCGAGAACGCCATCAAATCGACGGCGAACCTCCGGGGCATCCTGAAGTCCACCAAGGCCATGCTGACGCCTGAAGCCATCAAGGCCCAGAAGGATGCCTTTGTGAAGGACTACCTGAATCTGGAGAATGAGGGCGGCGTGGCATCGCTGGATGCGACGCAGGAGTTCACGCCGATCACGATGAGCCCGAAGGTTCTGGACCAGGCCCAGCTGCAGGAGTTCCGGGAGAACATATACCGCTACTTCGGAGTGAATGACGAGATCATCATGGGGAAGGCGACGCCGGACCAGATCGGGAGCTTCTACGAGCTGAGGGTGGAGCCGTTCCTGGTGCAGTTATCCACCGAGATGACGAGGAAGGTGTATCCGGGCAAGCAGCTGGCTTACCCGAACAACTGGATCGTCTACGAAGCCAACAAATTGCAGTTCGCGTCCCTGGACAGAAAGATCGCTCTGTTCAAGGACGTCGTTCTTTACGGCGGCATGACCATCAACGAGTGGAGAGCCGGTTCCAACATGGCTCCTCTTCCGGATGGAGACACGCCTATCATGCGGCTCGATGCCGCCAAAGTTGAGGAGGAAGGAAATGAAGGAGACGAGAGCGTTTGAGTTTGACGTTGCCGCCGAGGAGAACGAAGAGCACGGCCACTTCCTTGAAGGCCGTCCGATCGTTTACGACTCCCGGACAAACCTGGGCGACTTCGATGAGGTCATCGACCTCGGTGCCCTGAATGAGACGGATCTGCGTGATGTGAGATTCCTTGTGAATCACGACACCGCCAAGATCCCGCTTGCCCGTTCTCGCAGAAACAACGAGAACAGCACGATGCAGCTCGCACCGGATGACCACGGCATGAAGATCCGCGTCGACCTTGACACGGAGCACAACGTGGACGCCGCTGCACTATATTCCAGCGTGACGCGCGGGGACATCTCCGGAATGTCCTTCGCCTTCACGGTGGATGATGAAAGCTGGGAGGACCTTGAGTCCGAGCATCCCGTCCGGCACATCCGGAAGATCGGGCGGGTGTTCGAGGTCTCGGCGGTCACCTGGCCTGCCTACGAGCAGACCGAACTGGAAGCCCGGTCCAAAGCGCTGGAGAGCGCGAGGGCGGATCTGGAGAGATCTAAGAGCGAAGCCAGAACGGCCCAGCTGTGGGACGAAATCAAAAAACTGGGAGGTGCGCATGATTAAGGACATGACGCTCCAGGAAGTGGAAGCCCGGGAGGCCGAGATCATGGGCCTTGAAGGCACCACCTCCGAAGAAGAGACGAGAGCGCTGCTCGACGAGATGAAGGAGCTCCAGGAGAGAAAGGCTGAACTCCGCGACATCGAGACGAGAGCCGCACAGGCCGAGGCTGTGAATCACGGCGCCGGCATCACGGTCGACGAGACCGAAGAGAGAGGAGAGAAAAACATGTTTAACCGCGAATCCGCTGAATACAGAGACGCGTTCTACGCCATGCTGCAGGGCACGGCCACCGAGGAGCAGCGCTCCACGCTGGCGACCGTCGCCACCGAAGCGATCCAGATCCCGAAGTCCCTGGATGACAAGATCTGGGACAACATCCACACCGAGCACCCGATCCTGGCTGACATCGACACCAAGGTGACCGGCGTCATCCTGGAAGTGAACAAGCACACCGCCATCACCGCCGGCGCCGCTGCGGCCGTGAACGAGGGCGTGGCCAACGCTCTGGAGAACAACACCTGGGCGAAGGTCACCCTGGTCGGTCAGGACTATTCCAAGACCGTCGAGCTGTCCTACGCCGCCGCCAAGATGTCCCAGGGCGCTCTGGAAGACTATCTGGCTGAAGAGATCGCTGCTGACCTGGGCGATGCCCTGGCCGCTGCCGTCTTCACGCAGATCAAGACCGACCTCGGTGCCGCCGCTGTCACCGTGGCCGCCGGTGCTAAGCTGACCTATGACAACATGGGCACCGCCTTCGGCGCTGTCGCTCGTGGCAACAACCTGAAGGTGTACTGCAGCCGCGCCAGCAAGTACGGCAAGATCCTGGGCATGGTGGACAACAACAAGCAGCCCGTGTTCCGCGATGGCGTGGCCATGGGTGCGGACGTCCGTGAAGACGCCGCTGCCGGCACCGACATCTTCGTGCTCGATCCGACCAAGTTCGTCCTGAACGTGGTCGAGCCGATCATGGTCGAGTCCGATCGTGACATCAAGGCCCACAAGATCGCCATCTCTGGCTACTGCCGTGCGCAGGGCTGCATGAGAGACAACGGCGCCGGTGCCTACATCACCTTCGGCGCCTGAGACTGACACACCGGGGCCCCTTCGGGGGCTCCGGATCTAAGGAGGTGCAGCCATGGATGTGGCAACCGTTAAGAGGACATTGAGGATCAATCATACACTCCTGGACGCCGACATCTCCACGGCCATCTCCGAAGCGAGACTTGAACTGGTCCGGGCAGGCGTGTCGGAGGAACAGGCAAACGGAAGCGACCCGCTGGTGGAGCGGGCCATCCTCACCTACTGCCAGATGGAGTTCTCCAACGTGGAGAAGGTCGAGAAGTACGAAGAGGCTTTCAGAGTGCAGCTCGACAACCTCCGGAAGACTCCGACATACAACGGAACTGCGGCGAACGACGGAGGTGAGTGATGTACAACGAGACGATCACGCTGGTCGCTCAGATCCGCACGACGGACGAGTACGGCGACTGGTCGGTGACCGAACAGACCACGGACGTGTTCGCGGAAGTCCAGTCCATCGGGATGAACGAATTTTATCAGGCCCACGCCACAGGGCTACGGCCTGAGATCCGATTCATCCTGGCGGATTATCTGGACTACTCCGGACAGAAAGTTGTCCGGTATCGGCCGTTCACCGGCGCCGAGACAGATCCGCTGATCGAGTACACGGTCATCCGTACGTACCGGAGCGGAAACCAGCTTGAGCTGACCTGCCGGAGGGGGGTGGACGAATGAGCGCACCGAAGAGTGTGGTGAAGCTCCACTCCAAGAACGGCAAGACGGAGGTCACCTACACGTCCGATGTGGAAGCGGCCGACTACTACTTGCATGAGCTGAGCCGAGCCGCCATGCGGGATGTTGGTAAATTTGTCTGCCGGGCCTTCCGGGACGAGTACTACCAGCACTTTGACCGGGAGACCAAGAGCGCCGGCAAGGCCACGCGCTACCAGGTCATCGCCGGAGCCAAGACGAAATACCCGCGAGTCCAGATCGGCTTGAAGCCGAAGGACGGCAAAGGCTTCTATGCCTACTTCCAGGAGTTCGGCTCCAGTAAGCAGCCGAAGCTGGGGCTTTTGACCGGAGTGGTCCAGGACAACATTCCAGAGATCATCAAGATCGAGAGCCAGTATCTGGACGGGCTGAGCGGGGAGGCGGAACGGCTGGCGGCGCTGGTGAATGAAGGAGATTACGATGGCGACGCAGACGAATGAGTTAAGGAGAGTGATCGAGTCCAGGCTGAACTCGATCAAGACACAATTCAACATTTCCGAGATCTCTTACCGTCAGGCGTCACCGGACGCGATGTATCCGCACATCACCTACGACCTGACCGGGGCCAACCCGACGGAGCACGGGCGGCATGACTACACCATCGACATTCATGTATGGACGAAGGACCAGTTCGCAGCTTTCGCCATCGGTGACACGGTGGCGGATTTATTCAGCTATGTCAACAGCCCGCAGGAGACGATCCTGCCGACCTTCTACGAGACCTCGGTCTTCCAGGTCGAGGATCAGGACACGAGCATCTGCCACGTCGTGGTCAGACTCGAGGGCCAGAATTACAAAACTAACGGAGGCTTTCAATGGCAAACGTGAAGATTCAGGGCACCGGCAAGGTGCTCACCACTGACTTCAAGGACGTTCGGTGGGTCGGCCAGACGAAGGACGGCAAGGGCGTCACGATCGAGCTGACCAACGCGATCAACCTCGGCAACATCAACTGGACTTTCGCAGAAAAGGACGATGTGGTGCCGCAGATCGCGTTCACGGCGGCCTACACCAACACCAACACCCACATCTCCGACACCACGGAGCCGTGGAGCATCACCTATGACAGCGAAACGAGCGCCGGCGCCGGCGAGATCATCCTGGGCGCTGGTTTGTTCTACATCGGGGACACGGCCATCGCACTGACGAGAGGCGGCGGGAGCTTCGATGTGGAAAGAACGTTCCGCGAGATCAACGCCGACGATGACATGGGCCCGGTGAAAGACAGAGTTGTGATCACCGATTCCCGTGCGACGCTGACCATGAACGTTCTGTCCATGCTGACGAACGTGATCAACTACTATCCGGCCATCGAGACGGTGAGCTGAAGCGGAGGGCAGGCTTTCGGGCCTGCCCTTTTTTAGGAGGAAAACATGAGGAAACTGATCACCAGAGACGTCTTCGCCTTCCTGCGGGTGGTGACGGAAGCCGGTGTGAGACAAGAGATCAAGGCAATCGCCGACAAAGTTGCCGACCAGGGTGCCGATGTGGATGCCAGGAGCGTGGGCTTCGACCTGATGCTCTCCTGCATCGAGCATTTATCCGCGAAAAGAGCGGAGGATCTGGTCTACGAATTTCTGGCGGGGCCGCTGGAGATCCCGTCCGGCGAGATCGCTGACATGGAACTGGTCGAACTGGCCAACACGGCCACCAAGTGGTTTGCGGACTACGCAGATCCGAAAGCTGTGAAGGCTTTTTTCGGTGCTGTATCGCGTTTGATGAAGGATCAGCCTGGGACCTGACGCTTCGGAGGTACGGGGACGTGGAAGCGTTCCTGAATCTTCCGGGGCATGTGGGCGCTCAGATGCTTCTGGACGCGAGAACAACTGAAATGGACGATAAGATCCGGGCAGAGTGGACCGCACTGCTGCCGTGGATGCAGACGGGGCACATTAAGCTCATCCAATGGGAGGACTACCGGGCTGAAAGGCTTGGCCTGAACATTGACAGGCGCCCGACGAACGTCATCATCGCGGATCTGGAAAAGAAACTGGGGAGGAAGTTGGTGTAAATGGATATTTTCAAGTTGGTCGGTTCCGTTTTTGTCGATACCGACGAAGCCAATAAGTCCCTGAGCAAGACCGACGAGAAGGCGCAGGGGCTGGGCGCTACCATGGCCAACGCCGGTAAAACCGTCGGGAAGGCTGCGCTGGCTATCGGGGCCGCAGCTGTCGGTGCCGGCACGGCGATGGTCGGGATGGCCAATAATGCGGCACAGGCGGCGGATGAAGTGGACAAAGGGTCCATCAGAATGGGCGTGTCCACGGACTACTTCCAGCAGCTGCGCTATGCAGCCGGGCAGTGTGGTGTCGAGATGTCCACCATGGAGGCCGCTGCCAAAAAGTTGGAGGGCTCGGATCTCAACATGGAAGACGCCATGGCGCAGATCATGTCCCTCACCACCGAAGAGGAACGGAGCGCTGCAGCTGCGGAGCTGTTTGGTGACAAATTAGCTTACCAGTTGAGTCCCATCCTGGCCGGATCGGGAGAAGACTTCCAGGGATTGATGGACCGGGCGAATGAATTGGGCATCGTCATGTCGGAAGACTCCGTGGCCGCCGGCGTTACCCTGGGCGATACCATGAGCGACGTCCAGCAGTCATTCCAGGCTGTGGTGGCCGAGGTGGGCGTTCAGGTGATGCCCATCATCCAGCAGCTCCTCGACTGGGTTCTGGAGCACATGCCGGAGATTCAGGACTTCATCAGCAAGGCCATGACGGTGGCGCAGGAAGTCTTCCAGAAGGTGGGCGAGATCATCGCCTGGCTGGCTGAGAAATTCGACGAGTACTGGCCGCAGATCAAGCAGACCGTCCAGACGGTGGTGGATGCCATCAAGAACATCTGGGAGACGGTGCTGAAGCCGGTCGTCACTCAGGTGTGGACCTTTGTGAAGGACATGTGGGAGCGGTCCCTGAAGCCCATCTTCACCGGGGTTGTGCAGTTCTTCAAGGGCATCTTCTCCGGGGACATCAAGGGCGCCTTCCAGGGACTTGTAAACGTCATCAAGGGCATCTGGAACGGTCTGGTGGAGATCATCAAGCGCCCGGTGAACGTCATCATCGGCGTGATCAACGGATTCATTCGGGGGATTGCCGGCGGCATCAACACCGTCATCAGAGCTTTGAATGGTCTGAAGATTGACGTGCCCAAGTGGGTGCAGGATCTGACCGGTGTAAAGAGCTTCGGCTTCAACATCCCCGAGGTGAACGCTCCGCAGATCCCGCTTCTGGCAAAGGGCGGCGATGTCACCGGAGAGGGTGCTGCCATCGTCGGCGAGAACGGCCCTGAGTTGTTGCAGCTGCCGAAGGGCGCCCGCGTGACGCCTTTGGAGAACAAGAACGACTTCACCATCAACATCGATGTGCATCCCGCTCCTGGGATGGACGAGCGGGCGCTCGCTGATCTGGTGGCGGAGCGCATCAACGAGGACGTGAACAGGAGGGCATACGCATGGGCGTGATAAAGCATGACTTTACTTTCGACGGCGTAAGCGCCTCCGCCTACGGCCTCGTGGTGTATGGCGGAGCTGTGGACGAGGTGGCGGCAAAGGACGTGCAGGCGGTCGAGATTCCAGGCCGCAATGGCGTCTTGCATATCTCCAACGGCAGATGGATGGAGCGCACCCAGACCTACAAGGTGTTCCTGCCGACGTTTGACAACATCGGGTATGAGGGACGCCTGGCGTGGGTGCGGACCACCTACGGGCAGACGAGCGGATACAAGCGCCTGTCCGATACGTTCAACATGGACGTTTTTAGCCTTGCGACGTTTGGGGACGCCATCGCCCCGGAGTCGCTCGCGTTCCGCACAAGGGGCGTTTGTGAACTCACGTTCAACTGCCGCCCCGAGAGGTTTCTGAAAACGGGAGACGTGCCCCGGACAATCACGGCGGCGGCCACGTTCAACAACCCGACGGGCATGACGGCAAAACCCCTCCTGCGGGTGCATGGGACGGGCGCGGGCGTTCTGACGGTAGGCGATCAGATCGTGTACATCGACGCCATCGACGGGTACGTTGACATCGACTGCGACCTCTGCGACTGCTACAAGGGCGCGACCAACTGCAACGGCAACGTGCGTCTCGGCAACTTCCCGACGTTCGGCGCGGGGAGTACGGGCGTTTCATTTACGGGCGGCATCACGTCGGTCGATGTGACGCCGAGATGGTGGTGTCTATGATTCCTGTTTTGTACGAGCCGACCGCGACGTCGTTTGATACAAACGGCCTCGGGTCTCTGGCGGATGCCATCGAGTGCATCGTCGAGGAGGAGCGCAACGGAGCGTACACGCTGACGCTCTCGTACCCCGTCGACGGCCTGCACTATAACGACATCACGCTCTCTTCTCTCATCAAGGTGTTTTGCGGCGAGGGACGCGGGGAGCAGGTTTTCCGCGTCTACAAAATCACCAAGCCGATGACCGGGCGCGTGTCCATCATGGCACAGCACATCTCCTACCAACTGTCGATGATCCCGACGATGCCGTTTTCGGCATCCTCGGCAAACGCGGCGCTTGCAGGTCTCAAGAGCAACGCGGCGGAGGCGTGCCCGTTCGCGTTCTGGACGGACAAGTCGACCGTGGCCAACTACACCCAGACGCTCCCCGAGTCCATCCGTTCGCGCCTCGGAGGGGTGCAGGGGTCTATCCTCGACGTGTACGGCGGGGAGTTCGAATTTGACAACTACACCGTGCGGTTATGGGCAAACCGTGGCACTGATCGCGGCGTGACGCTCAGATACGGCAAGAACATCACCGACCTCACGCAGGAGCAGAACATCGAGAACACCATCACGGGAGTCGTGCCGTACTGGTCGAACGATGCCGCAACGGTGACACTGCCCGAGAAGGTCGTCAGCGCCTCGAGCGCGTCCTCGTACCCGTTCCCGCGCACCATCCCTCTCGACTGCTCGTCGGCGTTCGAGGAACAGCCGAGCGTGGCCGACCTGCGGGCATACGCGCAGACGTATGTAGCACAGACGGGCGTCGGCGTCCCGAAAGTGGCCATCAATGTGTCGTTTGTCAACCTGCGCGACACGGAGGAGTACGCAGACGTGGCGGCGCTCGAGCGTGTGGAACTCTGCGACTATGTGACGGTGATCTATGACAAACTGGGCGTCGACACCCGTGCGCAGGTCGTAAAAACCTCGTGGGACGTCCTCGCGGAGCGGTACAAGAGCATCGACATCGGGGACGTGCGCACTAGCCTCGCCCAGACCATCGCGACGACCGTGACGGAGGCCGCAGAGGCGGTGACACCGTCCGCCCTCCAGAGCGCCGTGCAGAAGGCCACCGACCTCATCACAGGCGTGACTGGCGGGTATATCAAGTTCAACAGGAACGCGAACGGACAGCCCTATGAAATGCTCATCATGGACGAGGCCACCGAGGGGGAAAGCACGAACATCTGGCGGTACAACTCCGCCGGGTGGGGGTTCTCGCACGACGGCGGGGCAAACTACACCACCGCCGCGACCATCGACGGCGGGATAATCGCCGACTCCATCGTGGCGGGGACGCTGACGGGTCTTGAGATTGACAACGGCTCTGGGACTTTCCACGTGGACTCGGCGGGGAATGTGACCGCGAACTCGCTCAACTCCACAAACGCGACCATAACGGGCGGGTCAATTCGAATTACAACGTCGTCAGAGACGGATTCTCGATTGGCTCTACACTACGTTAAACACCACTATGAGGTATCACCCTTCGGGGCGACAGCGACGTATGACGGGGCCGTCGGTAATGCCGCAGTAAGTTCAGGGCATACAGCAGACGGATTTTTCATTCAGTCTGCGGATAATGCTCAGCTCGTTGATTTGCGCGGTACATCACTAGGTGGTGACGTCACGATATATGACCTCAACGGAAATGTACGGGCAGAATTATATGGCCGTTCTTGGGGCGGGTCACTTGCCATATACGACGAAAGCGGTACAAAAGCCGTTTCGGCAGGCGATGGTGGCTTAAAGATTTACGGGGCGGACGAAAATGTAGTAACAACCTTCGGACGCTCTGCCAGTGATTTCATTGGTTCTATAACGATTTCCGGCTCCTCAGGGTATACTGGCCATTGGATAAAATACGGGCGGACTGTTGAAGTATACCTAAATGTCAAAAAGCTGAACGCAAACACCAACTTGACGGTCACGCTGTCAAACACGAACATTTACGCGCATGGTCAGTATGCCGTCTTGCCAGTCTACAGCGGGAGCGCACCGTATGCCGCCGTGGGGTCGATGTGGCTCGAAAACAGCGGCACGGCGCACATCTATGTCCCGTCTGCGACGGGGACTTACTACGTCTGCGGGTGCTACACAGCCACCAATTAAGGAGGGAACTATGAGAACTTACTACCAGATTACAGCCGAACTCTATCAGGAGCACGTCGTGCCAATGGTCAACGCCAAGCAGTACGACTCCGGCCGTGGCGTTGACATCACGCTGACGGACTGCGGCGCTGTGGTCGTGCCAGCCTCCTCGGACGTGTGCACTCTCTACTGCAAAAAGCAGGACGGGACGGTTTCGTATCTCCCCGGGACGGTCAACGGCTCGGCGGTGCGTTTCGACTTCACAAACACGCTCCTCTCGGACGCGGGCGTGGTAGAGTGCGAGGTCGAGGTCACGAGCGGAGCGGACACGGTCAGCACTCCCGTATTCCGCATGGTAGTTCTGCCGAGCAACTACGACCAGAGCGCCATCGAGTCCCAGGACGAGTTCACCGCGCTTGAGACGGCGTTGCAGACGGTTTCGCAGTATGACGCACGGATCACCGCGCTCGAAACGACCGACACGGAGACGCAGTTGTTCATGGCTAACATACCCGGTGTGACGGTCAACGCCTGTAAGGTTGGAAAGGTCATATTCGCATACTTTTACACGGACTCCATCGTTACCATGCCCGCCGGAGGCGAGGTCAACCTGTTCACGGCGCTTGACGGTGCGAAGCCTCCGTTTGCGGCGCGTTTCGTGTGCTTCAACAACGCCGCGTCGACTCCTGCCGAACTGTGCATGAACGGGCGCATAACGACGGCGGGGAACGTCATTATCTACTCCTACGCGGCGGGAACGCGCCCGTATGGCATGCTGACGTATATTTCTGCGTAAGGAGGTGACGGCATGGACTACATCATCGCCATCATCGGCGGGGGAGTGGGGGCGGCGGTCGTAACCGTCGTCGGGCAACTGCTGACAGCGAGGCAGATGCGGCGGTACGCAAGGGAGGACAAGGAGACGGAAGAACTCGCCGCCCTCAAACAGGGCATGAAGTGGTTGCTCTACGACCGCATCCGCTTTCTCGGCCTCGCTTATATCGAGGGCGGCGCTGTCGACTTTGACGACCGTCGTGTGCTTCGGGAGATGCACAGCGTATATCACGAGGGACTCGGCGGAAACGGCGACCTCGCGATCATCATGCGGCAGGTGGACGACCTGCCGCTCAAGGAGGGCAAAA